ATTGTTCCAGGCTCAACATAAGCCTGTTATACACTGTTACCCCTATGACTGGAGTAACAAACAATCTTGAGGGCGTGTCTTCTGATAATGGAAGATCTGCTCTCGAACCGCAAAACCAACCGGTTCCGCTTATGGTAGGACAGTGTCCCTCCACTCCACACACAGGTGCGTGTGATGTGGTTTTGAATCCCTCTTTGAGTGCTAAAGAGAAGGATTATATACGACGTTGTGTTGATGTCGTTGTTGGTATTTGTCGTCTGTATGGGTTTGACGATGAAGGTTATTCGAGGAAAGGTACCTATGAACAATGGTTCCGTTGTGCTGAAGCTTTTGGTGATCCCATGAAGTTCGTGAAGTATAAGTGTGCGGCTTTTTATGCCACACACGTTCCTTCATTTGAACTTCAAGAGTTGCCTCCTGCCGCTTCACTCCTCGCACTTGATAATGGTGGCTGTATCTTATCAGGTCGTGGTTACTCCTGGCTTCGTGTTATGAAACGAAGCTCTCTTTGGGAGTCCTTCCTTTGTAGCATTCTTGCTGCTAAGAAAGGTATGCCACGTCCAGATATCCCGGCTCTTCGCAGAGCTGAGCGGGCCGCCTTTAAAAAGTTGACAACCTTCCGTCCGTCTACAGAGTCTTATTGGTTGAGAAATTGGTCCGATGAAAAGTGGGAGAACAAGGGTCCTACCCCCGAGTACTATGTTGCTAAGGCAACATTGTCTGAGGAGATTAGGCGAACTGTTCGCGAACTTTTCACTGGAAAGAAGTTTGATGAAGATCGAGAACTAGCTCGCGTCCGTTTCCCTTCTACCTCTGCGAATTATATTAATTCACGCGGTAAAGGTGGTGCTGTCGGGACTATTCTCGAATATCCCGGATTAATCTCCGGTGATTCTTCAGTCGACTCTATTTCTTCCGATTCGGCTCTTTTGACTACACAGACAATTGGTGTTAGTAGCAGTCGATTTAACATCTCTGATCCTGTGATCGTTGATTCTTCTGCTCTGGAATGGAGATTCTCGCAGCTTTCTTCTCGCCTCTTCACTGAGGCTCGACATGAGGTTCCTATTGCTGTACCTCTTGCGTTACCAGAAGCTCTTAAAACTCGTGTTATTACGAAAGGTCCTCCTATTCTGATGACTCTTTTGAAGCCTTTTCAGAAGTTTTGTCGGAAGACCCTTTCGGAACACCCTGTCTTTGAGCTCACGGGAAAAACTATAGATGCTGAGTATATTCAATCTCGTATGGGGAAACGCCTATTTGGTGACCTGAAATACCTTTCTGTTGACTACGCAGATGCTACGAATGAAATTCATTCGTATTGCTCTGAGGTTGCCGCAGAGGAGATTTGTCAGGTCCTAGGTATTTCCTACGATTTTGAACTATTATTGAAGCGTTCTTTAACCGGTCATGTCCTCGAACTTGACGGTGAACAGCTTCCTCAGTTGACTGGCCAGCTAATGGGCTCAGTTACATCTTTTATTTTCCTTTGTATTGTTAACGCAGCTATCTGTCGGTGGTCATTGGAACTTGACCAAGATAAGTGCTTGCTGCTTCGAGACTGTTGTCTTGCCATCAATGGTGATGATGCTGTTCTTCGAATCTCGGGTTTCGGTAAAGATTGCTGGGAAAAGATTGCTAAAGTGGCGGGTATGTCCCCCTCTATTGGCAAAGTTTATTTTTCCAGCTCTTTCCTGAATATGAACTCAGCTACTTTCCGTCGTGTTAGCGAAGAGGAATTGGTTTGCGATCTAGGAATTTATAAAAGACTCGGTCGAGTCTACATTTCCTATTTCCGACAAATCCCTTATGTTAACATGGGTCTTTTGCTGGGTCTTACTCGCTCCGGTGGGGGGACATCTTCTGTCTTCTCCACTGTACGAGACCCTTCTCTGGGTGCTAAGTTGAGGGAGCTTGTTGGTACGGCTCCTTCCTCACTCTCAGAGGTTTTGATTTCGAAGTTCATCTCTCTTCATAAGGATGAATTGACAAAGTTCTCTATTCCTTGGTTCATACCCGAGCACTTGGGTGGCTATGGCTTTCCAACGGCAGGTAGGTTTCAACCTTCTGAAACAATATTGAAGGTTGCCTCTAAGATATTTAATTATCCTGAGAAGTATCCTATCCCTACTTTTCCCCGTGATGTGCCTTGGCGAACTTGGATTTTGGCTAAACAACTCTATCCTCTTCCGGATGCGAGTTCCTTAGTCGTCCAGTCTCTTGAGACCTCCCCGAATATGTCATTTAATGACTTTTGGGCGAAGGCTGCAGTTTCTCTTCTTTTCCGTTCTGAGATGTCTCTATCGAAGTTATTAACTTCGAAGGATTCTTCTCGGGAGAAGTCGGATCGTGCTTTGTCCTTGGCTGCCCACCGGCGTTTGTCTCGAGTCTGGTCTTCTGCTATGCACGATGCAGAAAATCCTTTTTACCGTTTTAGCCCTTTGAACCCTAACAACTATCCCAAATACCATTCTCTACATGATATGCCGCTCCTGCATTCTGTAGAACGACCCGCTTGGCTTGATTATATTAGCTGGGCCCGCGCATAGTGACTGCGCTCAACACTGACACACTTTCAAGAGTCTCTTGGTTTAAAAGAGATTAATCCACCGTTGGATCTAGTGACTGTACTATAATGTCACACTTCTGATTTTGATTTACGATCTATGCAAAGGATCAAATAATCACAGAAGTTCAGGTTTGTCCCCTGATAGGTAAGCAAGGCCCATCCGCTCTCTGCTCAACGGTATGTTCCTGTAGATGCTAAACAAACTACACGGTTCTGGTAAGTGAATGGTTGGTCAAAAGAATTGACCGCCGCTTCTCTTCCTAAATTGTCTCTTGATTGGACGTCGTATCCCC